AACACGTCCAGTGGTAAAGACATGATTGAAGATAGTTCTGCCTTCTGATCGCGCATCTTCTGATACCGACTTGATTTCAGCCTTTGATTCAGGAGCATTCCCATGGGTGCAAACAGAACCAGCGGAGTCCACGGAGTAAACACTTCCCAGACTCGGTCCATAAACAACTCAGGAAGAAGTTTTCGACTGTGCTTTCCTGTGTTGTTGAACGGCGGATTACACAACACCAATGACGAATAAGCTTCATGTGGCTTCATGTCAAATGACTTACAGAACTCAGTATAGACATTTCGCTGTAGGAAATCAGTTTCACCGTAGTTGTATGGGTCCATTTGATTCAAAGGCTTGGTGTCTACACGGACTACACTGAAGTGACCTGACATAGCAAAGGGCCTGCTCAAGTTTCCATTTCCAGCACCGATATCCCACACAATTCCCGGAGGAATGGCTCCATCTACGATCTTGAAGATGTAGTCGGCCACCGCCCGTGGTGTTTGTATGTCACTTCGCTTTGGATTCTCTCGATAGTTGTTTGTTTTCACATTGATAGGATATGCCATGTTCTTATTCTGTCCTGTTCTTTTGGAATTTGTACCTATGAGTAGCCACCAGACTTGTGTTTCTTCTTAGGTTCTTCTTTTTCATACTCCACTTCACTGAGAAGTCGACTATCAACTACAAATCGACCTATAGGCTGGCACTGAAGAGATAGTACCTCATCAAAACGAGAGAGACCTTCACGATCAACCAATGTGCGAAAACGAATAACCTGGGCCTCTCTGTCTTTCTTGCTCTGATTGATACTAATCATGCGCGTCACATGAGCCATCTTCCTGATGTCCTCAGCAACACTGTCCTCTTCGACGTCGTTGGTGGCTGTATATCTATTTGACTGTGATGCTGTGACTACACAGATGTTCCGCTCCAAAGCTATCTTTCTCAGGTTTGCCCATATATCGTCTATCTGATGTCTGTAGTCCTTACCCGGCGGCCCGAGAAGGAGATCAGCATAGTCAACAAACACCACATCCGGAACAATGTTCTCATACGATTCAAGATTGGTTAGGTGCATTTCAAGATCACGTACGGTAGCACTGCGAGCCGGGAGGGCTATGAGAATGGGATCATCAGACCTGATGTAGCGCGTTACTTGTTTCTGTAGCTTTTCAATGTCTTTCAATTCGTGTGGAAATCCTTCTCTGTGTTCTTCATAGTACTGAATGCTCCATTTCTTATCACTGTCGCCTTCAGTCTCCTCAAAGTAAGGAATTTGCACCGTTCGGGAAGAAAGTGGCCTCCCAGTAAAACTCATCCACTTTCTTCTCATGTTCTGTCGCTTTGTCATCTCAAGACTAAATAGCACAGTAGTAAGTCCGGCGGTGCTGATAGCCGCTTCCTCAGCATAGTTCATAGCGTGAGACTTTCCACGCTTGGCAAAACCAAGAAAGGATATGAAGTCACCCCGACAGAAAGGCCCCACACACTCTCCGAAGGCTCCCGGCAATTTGAACAGTACTTCCTCTGTCCTGTTGAAGGCAACATAGACCTCTTGAGTATCAGTGAGAACACGAACACCCCTGATCTTTTGTTGCTCTACTCGGGTGTATGTGCCTACGGACTCTTCTGCTTCCAACAGTTGATTGGCGTTGAGCTTTGCTGTTATGTCTTCGGACAGGAGACGCAAGGACCGTTCTTTTAGGTACTCTATGGCCTGACTGACAGAGTACTCCACATTCTTCGTGACGTACTCTTTTGACAGACTTTGCAGGAATGTTGATATCAGGGAAGCGTCATCTTCAGAATCAACATAACGTTTCTTATCGAGGTAGATATCCTGGATCACCTCTCCCGGCGCGGCCCCAAACTCCTGGTAGTAATCGAGAATCCAAGATGAGAGGATAACTGAATAGCTTGCCTTGAACAAACGAGAGTTGACCACCGTACTGACTTCCCGTAGGAAGTCAGTAGATGTGATCATGTTGATCAGTATTTTGCGCTCGTGGTCTAGTGTTACACGACGAGGTTGGCGCATATGAGTTTATGCCGTTTCCTTTTCTTCTATCCGATTCCTTAGCACTACCTCAAGAAAATCGTCATCAAAGAACTGTTCATTGTCAGTGCCATCGAGGATCTTCTTCACTACCTTGTACTTTTCAATAATGGCATATGCCATATCATCCTCGATGGTATTGGCCGCCGTCAGGTAATAGATGTCTACATACTCTCCTTTGCTAGTGAGGCGATGACATCGATCTTCACACTGTGCCATGTCCGCCGGAACCCACCACATCTCAGCAAAAGCCACGGTAGAAGCAGCGGTAAGATCGATTCCGGTCCCTGCGGCAATCATTTGTCCGATGAACACTCTTACTTTTGGATCTTCCTGAAACCGGTCGATTCGTTCTTGTCTTTCCGAACCATTAGCACTGACGGAGCCATCAATGCGCGCGGATATGTCCTTATAGCGGGACTCAAGATCATCGAGCACGCGGCGATGATATCCAAACAGAACAATTTTCTCATCGGGATTTTCCTCTAACCACTCGTCAATCCATTCGAACAGGCTATTACGCTTCGCTTGATATGCCAATTGACGGAGAGCCGCAAGTTTGTTCTGTGTCTCAAGACGCTTCCTCTTAGTCTCACTTACCCATTGCATAAACTCTGCATCAGCATCGAAGTATTCCCTTCCAAGCACATCATCAAGGTCCAAGGGAATGACCATCTTGCGCTTCGAAGGAAGCTCTGGTAGCACATCCTCTTTGATGTGCCGTATGAATAGATGAGATGTTTTTGCATGAAGCTCGTCAAGATTGGAAGCACCCTCAAATTTCCAGCCCCATTTTGTAGCCACCGGAGCACAGTAGCTCATTTGGTAGGCCCATTGACTTGGGAACACATCTGGGGCCAAAAGGTTCAATGCATTAAAAAACTCTTTGGGTCTGTTCCTAACCGGTGTTCCTGAAAGGAAGATGCGGTGATCTGCTTGTCGCGCCACACGGATAAAGTATCGAGACCGTTGTGCCACACTGTTGGAGATGTATTGAATCTCATCTCCGATGATTGCTTTGAATCCAAAGTTGCTGAGCTCACCATGAGCATTTGGAAACGGTTTCCACTTTACCGTGATCCCCTTCTCCTTTTTCATTTCCTTCTGGTAATCACGAAAGTCAGACTCTTCCTGAGTTTCTTCATACTTCCCAAGCTGATCATAGTTGAGTATGAAAATACCCTTTCTGTCGTGCTGACCATCAGGCCATATATAGGACTGTTCCTTTGCCCACATTCTGATCTCACGCTGCCATTTGACCTTGATTGAAGCAGGACACACGATCAGTGCCGGACGCGCTTCCGGATGCAGCTTCAGCCACGAAGCTGCCTGACAGCTTTTCCCAAGTCCCATTTGATCGAGGACCATACCCTGACCACTTGTCGCTTCAAGAAACTGGACCCCCTCAAGTTGGTATGGATACAACCGCTCATCAAGGAGAGTAGGATCAATCTTTTTCTTCGGGGTGGGCTTTGCTTCCTTGCGTTCATCCCACCCTTCTCCAATCAAAGAAAACCCGAGGCTCACAAGACGGTCCACATTCTCCTTGCTGTTTGGTGCGTTCCACAGCCGTGCATTTGAATCAAAGGACCGTCCATTGAGTTTCTTGACCTGATAAAGTGTCTGTCTGAAATCAGCGCCCCCGAAGCGTATTTCAAGCATTCTCGTCTTCGGGTTGATCTGTACGGTCTTCATCCTCCCCGGATGAGGGTTTCTATACACAGTGTTCACGCCACCGCCCTCCAAAAGTCTTCAAGAAATGTCAGTCGCTCAATTTCATCCCATGTGTCAGGCTCAACGTTATTCGGCAAGTCAAACACTTCCACATGGGGTACTCCGAGTACGGCCAGAGATGCAGCCAACTTCTCCGCTCCTATACGGCCCGCTTCATTCCCATCAAACATTACAGTTACTCTATCAAAAGCTACGAGTTGTTGGATCTGCATATCAGTAACTCCCGTACCATAGGTGGCTACTGTACCCGGACCCATACGAAACTGATCTATTGGGCCCTCAACAACAATCACTCTGTTGGCATCACGAGGCAGCAGGTGCAGCCCAAATAGCGTGTGCTTGGATGGGATCACACTTTCTTTGTCAGGCAACGTCTTGTAGCGCGGTTCCATTTC